GCCAGAGCTGACTGCAACATTGTGGACTCGGTGTTGCCACAATTCATGGCCAGTCAACCTGTGACCATCCCCACCATCAATGGTAAAAATTCTTGGCCACAGCCAGGTCCGCAATCATGGCCAGACTGGGCACTGCAACCGCAACCAATATCTCGCAATTACTTGACCGAATACTATTCCAGCGAAATCAACACCACTGGATCTAGCCTGACCACCATCAAGTATGATCTTGTGCATTACACTGGCACAGTCAAAGTGCAGGCTGCACAAGACTATGAAAGTATTTGGACAGATGTCACAGAAAGCCGCGAATATTTTGATGAAACCAGTACTCAGTACATCAATGTGGTGGGATTCCACCCGCTGTTGAGACTGGGCTTGAACAACAGTCAAGGCTATGGTGCGTCGGCCACTGCTACTGTGGTTGATGGTGTGGTGACTGGAGTGTCAATCACCAATGCAGGTCTAGGCTACATGGCTGCACCCTGTGTGCAACTTTTGGGCAACGGTGCCGGAGCCCAGGCCATTGCAGAACCATTTGTCGGTCCCAGTGGTATTGGTGCCATCACAGTGACCAATGGTGGATCAGGATACTTGCCCTTGAATTTTGGTGGTACCGAATCACATGCGGTCACTGTGCTGATCACAACTGGCTACATTGAAAACATACTTTATCGTTAACTGTTGCACTTGTCCAACAAATCTGTTACACTCAACAGATGCTTGATATCTTAGCTTACTTGCCTGCAAAGCGAAAACCCAGTCCACAAGGCTGGCTGAGTTTCAACGCTGTGTGTTGTGAACACAATGGACAAAACCCTGATCGTCGCGGACGGGGTGGCATCAAGGCAACCGAAGCGGGCTGGAGTTATCACTGCTTCAACTGCTCGTACACAGCCAGTTTTATTCTGGGACGCACACTGGGTTTCAAAGCACGACAACTACTGTCATGGATGGGTGTGTCAGAAAATGAAATTGACATGTTCAATCTTGAAAGTCTACGCCATCGCAGCATACATGGCATGTTGGAAGATCGACAACGAGCGTGGAACACGCTGGCTGCCATTGAGTTCAAAGAGTCGGACGATTTTCCTCCGTGCGCAGAATTGGTCACTCCGGAATTTCCTACATACTGGAATTACGTTCGCCAACGAGGTGTTCCTGAAGATTTTCCCATAATGACCTCAATCAAAAATGATGGCATCCATTGGGTTAGACCTTTTGTATTGGTACCATTCACTTATGACAACCGGCTGGTGGGGTGGACTGCTAGATTCCTAGACAACAAACAGCCCAAGTACATCAATCATTCACAACCGGGCTATGTGTTTGGCACAGAGCTACAACACGCTGACTGGCAGCATGTGCTGGTCATGGAAGGCATTTTTGATGCACTCAGCATAGGTGGACTTGCTGTGATGCACAACACCATCAGTGACAGCCAAGCAAGATTGATTCGCAATCTTGGACGTGAAGTAACTGTGGTGCCAGACCAAGATCGTGCAGGTGTTGACTTGATTGACCGTGCAATAGAACTGGGCTGGGCAGTGAGCATACCTGACTGGCCCGAAGGTTGCAAAGATGTCAACGATGCTGTGGTAAAGTTGGGCCGGTTGGCCACTGTGCTAACTATTATACAAGCAAGAGAGACCAGTCGTGTCAAAATTGAGTTAAGGAAACGTCAACTTGTCAAAAGAATTCAATCTAGTTAAAAATCAAACAACTCCTTGGGCATGTTTTAAAGATCCGGAATCTGAACTGGTATATTTTATACATTCAAAATGTGCTGGTTCTTTTTATAAACAACTTTTTATAAAACTGGGATGGAAGAATTTTACCAGTACTGAAATTGACTGGAATAAACATGTTGTTTTTTCTCACATTAGAGATCCATTGAAGAAACATCGGATTGGTTTAATTGAGTGGTTTTATTTCAATAAAAAAACTGATATTCTTGAAAACAATTCTAAAAATATTAATTTTTTTATAATGCTGTCTCAGATTGCATACTTAGACCATCATAGTTTAAGCATTCTTGAACACTTGGGCACTGACAGCAGTTTGGTTAATTGGATTCCAATAGATCATGAGTCGATAAACCATGAACAGCACACAATTGAGTTTATTGAACAACACTCATCATTGATTGATTCTACTCTTAAAGATTGGTTTACAAAATTGTCTCCAAAACATGAGTCGACGGGGTTCAAGAAAACATGCTATAATACGTTGATGAATTTACCAGTAACTCCGCTGATACTTAAATCTATTGAATATGACAGATGTCTATATGATTTAGTAACAAAGCCAGATAATTTTGAGCCAGTGAATTATCAATCAAGGATTAAGCAATTAGAAAATGCCGGTTATACCAATGTTGACGCTCAACAGATTGCAGACAACGAAGTTGCAAATGGTGAATATTTAAAATGGATCGATGGGGATTTAAATTGAAAGAAGAACACGGGCTCGAAGACCACCAATTATTTTTACAGCTGAAAGCCAATGACAAGCAACCGGTGTATGATTATTTAGAAAGTGTGTGTAATGAAGTTTTATAAAAATCTCTGGGTATTTGGTGCAAGTAATAGCCTCACTGGTTACCATGTTGACCCAAGCGAGTCCTACTGGGGGTTAACTGCTAATCTATTGGGAGTAGATACTATCTACAATTTTTCCTGGGCTGGCAATAGTTTTGACAGTATTTGTCATACGTTGATTACTCAACAACCTAGATATAATTGGCAAGATGATTTTTTTCTAATAGGAGTTCCCACACTGGAAAGATGGACAGTTTTTGACAATCATAAAGATACTGTTACTACTGCCACCAAACTTGTGACCAATAATTGGCAAGTGGAAAAATTTGAAGTAGAGTCTCATCATGGATTGGAGAATATAAGTTTTTACAATGATAAATCCACGGTGCTATTTGAGGACCGAGCCTGGACAGAAGTAATGACCTTGAAAACAATTTTTTTACTCAATTCCTGGCTAGACTCTAAAAATGCAAATTATTTAATTGTAAATCAATCTAAAGATTTAGATTTAAATAATATTTGGAGACCGTCTGAGTTTTTGTTACCTGCATGCAGTTCTCATGATAAAAACATACTGTTTGAAAATGGATATTACAGCGTAAATTTAAATAAACATAAACCGGTAGATTTTAAACAGCATGGATGGCATGGACATCATGGACCAGCAGGTAACGCACATTTTTTTGAGACCAGTATAAAGGGCAAACTTTGTTAAAAGAATACGGACTTGACGTTCAACGATTGTTTCTAGAAATGATGTTGGAAGATGCACAAAGCTATGTGCGTGTGCAAAACATCTACAACCCGCAGAACTTTGACAAGAGTTTGAGACCTGCTGCCGAGTTTATCAAAGAACATTCAGACCGGCACAAGACCTTGCCGGACCCTGCACAGATCTCGGCCACCACTGGCATCCGACTACAAGCTGTACCTGATTTGAATGAAGGGCACTTTGAATGGTTCATGACTGAGTTTGAACAGTTTACCAGGCGTCAAGAACTGGAACGTGCAATTTTAAAAGCCGCAGACATGCTGGAAAAAGGCGACTTTGAACCTGTGGAAAAATTAATCAAAGACGCTGTGCAAATAAGTTTGACCAGAGACATGGGCACAGACTATTTTGCAGACCCAGCGGCTCGTATCAACCGATATTTCAATTCAGGTGGACAAGTTTCAACAGGTTGGCCACAACTGGACCGACTGTTGTACGGCGGATTCAGTCGCGGCGAACTCAATATCTTTGCCGGCGGATCAGGGTCGGGCAAGAGTCTTGTGATGATGAACATTGCACTAAACTGGCTGCAACAAGGACTCAGCGGTGTGTATATCACACTGGAATTGAGTGAAGAACTCACAAGTTTGCGAACAGATGCCATGTTGACCAACATGAGCACCAAGGACATTCGCCGGGACATTGACACCACAGAACTCAAGGTCAAACTGGTGGCCAAAAAGTCGGGTACCTATCAAGTCAAAGGTCTGCCGGCACAGAGCAACATCAACGACATACGTGCATACTTGAAAGAGTATCAAATACAAACTGGCAAGCGTGTGGACTTTGTGATGATTGACTACCTGGACCTGTTGATGCCGGTCAGTGCCAAAGTCTCGCCCAACGACTTGTTTGTGAAAGACAAGTATGTAAGTGAGGAACTGCGCAACTTGGCCAAAGAGCTGGGCATACTGATGGTAACTGCGAGTCAGTTGAATCGATCAGCTGTGGAAGAAATAGAATTTGATCACAGCCACATTTCAGGTGGTATATCTAAAATCAACACAGCAGACAACGTGTTTGGTATCTTTACAAGTCGCGCCATGAAAGAGCGTGGCAAGTATCAGATACAGTGTATGAAGTCTCGAAGCTCGACCGGCGTTGGTCAAAAAATTGATTTGGAGTACAACATTGAAAC